TTATAATTACATATGGTTATATCAACATATGATGGCACTTAATGAAGAATATAAAAAAAGATATAATCACACAAAAGACCATATGTGTATTCAAAAGTTAGGTCAACTGTTAAAAACACCACCTAAAAATGCTAGAATAGATATTAAAGGTACAGATGCTACACCTGCTATGCCAGATGAATGTAAAGTACCAGGTGATAGTGTGGCAAGTTATCGTAAATATTACATAATGAAAAAACAAAGATTTGCTACTTGGAAAGCTCCTGCTAAAATGCCAGAATGGTTTAAGGAAGGAATAAGTAGTCTTTAGAAAGGATAAAAATGGCAAAAGAATACAATAGAGAAAATATGTTAGAAGCAATTAAATTACACGCTGAAGGTCATATTAAAAAGCACAGTATGAACGTAGAAGTGTATTTAAAAAATGCAGCTGGTGTTGGTGAACATCCAGATATATTAGAGGCAATTGAAAAAGAATTAGAGATGATTGCTAAGTACCACGATCAATTAGAGGTAATCAAAAATTACTTTGAATGAAAAAATTAATTTCTAAAATAGGATTATTACATAGTAGATTATTTGCCTATGTATCAGAAAAGGCAAAAACATCTACTTGGTGGGCTGTGTTATTAACATTTTTGGTAATCTATGAAATTATTGAACACATAGTTTATCCTATTTTAGTACCATATTTAATCTATTTACAATGGTGGAAACAATAATGCCTACATACGATTTTGAGAATACAAAAACTGGTAAAGTATTTACTGAATATATGAGTATATCAGAACGAGAAGACTACTTAAAAAACAATCCTCACATTAAACAACTTATCAATTCCATAAATATTGTTAGTGGAGTAGGAAGTAATAGAACTTCTAAAACAGATAACGGATGGAAAGAAACATTAAGTAAAATTGCTGAAAAGCATCCTAATAGTGCTTTAGCAAAAGAACATAGTAGAAAATCAATCAAAACAACACAAACAGAAAACGTATTAGCAAAACATAGAGCAAGGAGAAAGTAATGGCAGATATACCAGATTATATGCGAGGCTTTGATTTAGATGATGATTGGGGTTTTACACCTATCACATCAAAGCCAGAAACAGAAACACAACCTGCTATTGATCCCAAAGTAATTGAAAATTCTAATTTAGAATTAGCAAAAGTAAAAGAAGATGTATCTGATATTAAATCTATGATGAATGAAGTATTACAAATTGCTTCAGAAAACAAAGCTCAATCAGCAGAAATTACAGACGAACAAGTCTTACAAAGGTTTAAAGATTTAGAAAAGATTATATTACCATTTTTATATAATCTATCTAAAAGTGATGAGCCGTATATACATTGGCCAAATCGAGGACCAATTATTAAAGCTCAAATAGAAAAAATACTCAAACTAACAAGGGGGTAGTATGGAAGCTAAGGCAGTACATAAAGAACTAAAAAAAGAAGTAAATGAACTAGAATTAAAAAGAAACAATGATAGGACATCTACGAGTTGGTACGAGTTAAGAGAAGCTAAAAAACATAAGTTAATAGCAAAGGATAAACTAAATGAAACTAAGCAATAATTTTTCATTAAAAGAGTTAACAGCCAGTCAAACGGCTGCTCGTCTTGGATTAAATAACAATCCAAGTGAAGACCATATGAATAATTTGAAAGCTCTTTGTGAAAACGTTTTACAAAAAGTAAGAGATCATTATGGTAAGGTAGTTACTGTATCAAGTGGCTATCGTAGTCCAGAATTGTGCTTAAAGATTGGCTCTAGTGTCAATTCACAGCACGCTAAAGGGGAAGCCGCTGACTTCGAAATTTTTGGAGTAAGTAACGCTGAACTGTGTAAATGGATTGCTAACAATTTAGAATTTGACCAGTTAATATTAGAATTTCATAATTTAGATGAACCTAATAGCGGTTGGATTCACTGCTCTTATAAAGCTGATGGAGATAATAGAAAACAAATCCTAAGAGCTTTTAGAGATGAGAGTGGTAAAACGAAGTACGAAAACTATAATCCACAGTGAAAAGAGTTACGGGAAGAACTACTAAAAAATCCCGACTTAATTAATCAACATATGATGGATTATAGATCAATTTAATCAAGTGTGGAGAAATTCACACTTGACTTTTTATTAAAAAGGTGATATATTATATACATTATGGCAAACAAATTTAATTTTATTGATTTAGACAAATCAGGACTACCTAAAACTAAGGGCAAAAATGTCAATGGTTTTAGATTTTATGAAATTGACGGTAAAGCATATCCGTCTGTAACTTCGGTTTTAGGTATCCGAAAGAAAAAAGAATTACAAGAATGGCGAGATAAGATTGGCGAAGATGTTGCCAATTGGGAAATGAGAAGAGCAGCCAGACGAGGAACTGCTGTTCATAGACTCGTTGAAGAATATATTAAAAATCAAACACCATCTGTTAGAGATGTATTACCATTAGGTTTATTTAAACTTCTTAAACCTTATGTAGATCAAATTAACAACGTACATTTACTAGAAACAATTATGTACAGTCCTAAATTGACTATTGCTGGTCAAGTTGACTGTGTTGCTGAATACAATGGTAAGTTGTCAGTGATTGATTTTAAATCTGCTAATTCAGAAAGAAAAGAAAACTGGATTGAAAATTACTTTTTACAATGTACTGCTTATGCTACAATGTACGAAGAAACATTTAAAACGCCAGTCGAACAAATTGTTATACTAATTGCTGCTGAAGATGGTTCTGTTGCTGCTCATATCAAAGAAAAGAAAGACTATATGGATGAATTGATGAAATCCATTGATGGTTTTTATAAATATTATGAAGAACAGAACAAAGATAAAGTCAAAAGTTGAAGAAATAAAAACGGTGATTTAACATATCCTACTTGCGACCATAACTGCTAAAGGGAAACAATGAAAAAAATAATAATAGGACTACTACTTTTTTGTACAACAGCGATTGCGAATCCATATGGATTATATCAGATACAAATGCCTGTAGTATGCGGTACACCAGAAGCTGTTGAAAATTATATTAAAATAAAGAATTTTGATGCCGTTGGTATTAGTTTAGGAAGAGCAGGAAGTCAACCAGATGGCGATCCTGTTTTCTTATTAACATTTTATGCTAATCCAGATAATGAGTCATTAATGACAATGGATATACCATCAGGTACTGAAAGATGTATTTTATTTCACTCTTTCAATACTGCGTTATTACCTGAAAAAAAAGGTACATAGAATTTAACGTTGAAGACTAGAGAATAGTCAATAGGGACGGCGGTGCGATACCGCCCACCTCCACCATTCACTTAAAACACCTAAGGGTGCTTTGAGGGGGTGATATAGGTTCGACCGTTGATAAAAACTAGTTGGAGTTAAATCGCTAATATCGTACTATTAATCAATAAATGCTAACGAAAGTTATGCTATGGCTGCCTAATTAGGCAATCGGCGTTTGGTGGGTACGTGGCAACAGAAACTCACCACCTAGGGTGGTGAACGCTAGCGGTAGTAACCACCCTTTACAAACTTAACAGAATGTGATATATTATACCTATGAATAGTAAAGAATTTAGTTTAAAAATTGAGAGTATTGTAAGAGAAAAACGTATAACTTATATGGATGCTGTTGTCTGGTATTGTGAACAAAATGAAATAGACACTGGCACTGTATCATCAATGATTAATAAATCATTAAAAGAAAAAATCAAAATAGAAGCACAAGAAAGAAATATGGTAAAGTTTCCTAGGTCAGGTAAACTACCTTTATAATTATGTATGGAGGATTTGATGTATTTAAAATCTACTTGGCAATCAAACTTCACTTCACTAGTGAGAAGTATGACTTTTTTAAATATGAGGGCAAAGTAAATTGTAAATTAGATACCTTTACAAAAAGAAATGATAGATATTTTTTTCATAAACTTTCACAGAAATATAAACAAGATGAAATTGTTGATTTCTTTGTGGCTAACTTCTTATCAGATAGTAAAAAGTGGGTTGGTAATTTAATAAGAAATGATGGTAATGAAACCTATTTGGCTTATAGAAAAAGTAAAGAGTCACTTACGTACAATTTTAGAAATGATTGTAATGTCATTTATAATGATTTTAATGTTAAGCGCTTTTCTTTTGATGATGGTTTCAATGTATTTGGGGGACAGCATCCACGAATCTTACAATTACTTATTCAAAAGAAAATTACTTACCAGACCGCCGTCATATTGGATTACTTTCTTGCGTTTTCTAAAAATTGGGACATACAAATTAAAGAAAAAGTGGTTTGGAAAGATATATCCAAACGTCTTAAAAAGTTTAGGTCGTTTGTGAAATTTAATCCTACAGAATGTAAAATAATTTTAAAAGAAGTATTTTTATAATGAGTGATACTGTTTTTTGTATAGGTAATGGTGAAAGTCGTAAAGATTTTGACTTGACACAACTAAGAAAATATGGTAAGATATATGGTTGTAATGCTTTATATAGAGATTTTACACCAGACGTATTAACAGCTGTCGATCAAGGTATTTCACACGAAATATATCAATCAGGTTATTCAAAAGAAAATGAAGTGTGGTTAAGAGGTTGGACTAAAGTACCTAAACATATGTTTGAAAGTATGGTGTTTGGTAATGTAAGTGAACAAGAAGTCAATGACTTTGAAAAATATGATGTACTCAAACAAAATAAAGAACAAAAAGAATTTGCTAAAGAGTTTGTATTTCACGGTAGTAGTTTAAACGGTGTTGTAGGAGTGTTAAGAAAAGGAAAAGATAAAGAAACTGAAGTTGTTAAAAAAGAAATTAATCATAAAAGTGCTTTAGTAAGTTGGGTTTATGAAAATGATAAGTCACATTGTTTAACAGAAATTATGCCTTTAAATAAAGATAGAGGTTGGGCTTGTGGTTCTACATCTGGTTATATTGCTTGTCAAAAAGAAAAACCTAAATCACTATTTTTAATAGGACACGATTTAAATAGTACAACAAATAAAATTAACAATATGTACAAAGACACAAAACATTATGGTATTAAAGAAGCATCACCAATACCATCTGTAAATTGGATAACACAATGGGCACATTTATTTACAGAAAATCCTACAGTAAGATTTTATAAAGTAAATAAATTAGGTATTACAGGTAAAAACCACGTTGATACTGAAATCCAAGAATGGTCTGGAATAGAGAATTTAAAATATATTGATTATCCAAAAATGCTTGACATTTTAGATAAATTGTGATATATTATAGAGATATGTTAAAACAATTAAAGATTCGAACTTTGATTGACCTTGTGGCTGAACAACGTTTAAGCGGATGTAAGGCACAGGTAGAGAGGGTTATGGGCAAATGCCTGAAGACACTCTATTTGGTTGTAAGTATGGACCATCTAACTATTAGATTGGACGCTTCCAGAAAGCTTGTGGGTAAACCAATAAATCCCACCAGGTACATATTATAAGATGTATAAATAATAATGATACCGATTATACAGGTAACACAAATACGAAATACGATTAATACAAGGAGAAAAATATGGATTTCGAAACATTAAAACAATCGTCAAGTA